GGAGGAGGCGGAGGAGGCAGAGAAGAAATAAATGGAAAGAAAAAATAAACCCCTTAAAGGGTTGGAATTAATTTCCAGCTATTTTATAGATAAATTAAAAAATAGAACCAATGAAGTTGGATTATTTGAATTTGGCATTGATTCCGTTAGATTTGATTTAATAATGTTTCATTTTCATTTAATGAAATTGAGAGGATTTGAATTTAAAATAAATAGGGCAGATTTTTTAAAAGATAGAAACTCAGGCAAATGGAGGGGCTATCTTAAATATTGCAATACATTTACTTGGGTTTGTCCTGAGGGATTAATAAAAAAAGATGAGGTTGAATCTCCTGCGGGTTTATTATGGATTGGCAACAATAAGCATGAAGGATTTAAAACATTTTATACATCTAAATTTACTTGGATTAAAAGGCCAAAAAGAACAGAGATATCAAGAGAGATATTTGATAAAACTATTTGTCTTTTATTTGGGAGGGTAAAATTCAGAAAGGATGATTTTTTTTAAATAGGATAAATAATGGAGCTAAAAGTCAGCAGCTCTTTCTTTCCGCTCTTTGCCAGGCAGGAGAGATACCTTGTGCTTTACGGTGGCCGAGGTTCCGGCAAGTCTGAGTTTGCAGCACGGAAGACGTTGGCAAGATGCTGGACTGAGGGCAATCACCGGTTCCTGATTATGCGGAAAGTCCGCCGCTCGCTTCAAGGTTCGGTTATCGAGGTGTTCCTGACGCTCCTGAATAGCTGCGAGATCAAGCACGACTACAACAAGACAGACAGGAGTATTAAGTTTTACAACAGCCGCGGGCTGCCGAACGAGCTGCTTTTCGAGGGTATAGACGATCCGGAAAAAATAAAGTCCATAAAAAATATAACAAGCATTTGGCTTGAGGAGACAACAGAATTCAGCAAGTCCGATTTTATAACAATCGACCTGAGCCTGAGGGAGGAAACACAATCATATAAACAGATCATCATGACGTTCAATCCGGATGAGGCGCGCGGGCCGTGGATCAAAAACATGTTTTTCGATGGTATAGCCGATGACTTCACCGGGCCTGGCAGCATATCGGACTCTTATCTTCACCACAGCACGCTAAAAGACAATCCTGTCGATGCCGTCAAGAATGATTATCAGAACGTACTTGATAGGCTGGACGATAAAACACACATCAGTATATTCAGGCTGGGACGCTGGGCGATAGCTAAGGATATCATTTACAATTGGGATTTAGTACAACTCCCGACGCCTGATTTTTCGTGGTTTGATGAGATTTTCTATGGTGTCGATTTCGGTTATTCCGTTGATCCGGCAGTGCTTGTCAGGATATACCGGAAGTCTAATGAGTTCTGGGTCGAGCAGTTGATCTATGAGCGAGGCTTGACAAATCCGCAGTTTGCACGGATTATGAAAGAGAACGGCATATCAGATACTGATGACGTATATTGCGATTCAGCAGAACCAAAGTCTATCCAGGAGCTAAAGGATAATGGCATAAATGCGAAGCCTGCAAGGAAGGGAGCCGATTCTGTCAAAGCCGGCATTGACTATCTCAAAAGCCTTACGATCCACATTGTTGACGGCGGTGATTATTGGAATCCCGACGAGAACATCTGGAAAGAGCGGTGCCTGTACAAGTGGAAAGAGGACAAGGACGGTAACGTGCTTCCTGAGCCGGTCAGCAATTTCAATCATGGCATGGACGCCATCCGGTACGCCATTGACACACATTGCAGAGGCCAGAAAGAGGCGTTTATGATGTTCTCGCTTGAGGATGCATACTAGGGAAAATGAATAAAACAATTTTAGATTTATGTGGAGGAACAGGAGCATGGTCTAAACCTTATTTGGATGCAGGATATAATGTTAAATTAATCGATTTGCCCCAAGATATCCGTTTATTTGAATTTGATAAAACTTTAGATGTTCATGGGATATTAATGGCTCCCCCATGCACTATATTTTCTTATGCCAGACAAAGATATGGATTGCCAACTCAGAATGAACTGATCGATGCTTTGTCTATTGTCGATGCTTGTTTAAGAATGGTTATAGTTTATAAACCAAAATGGTGGGTTTTGGAAAATCCAAGAAATAAATTGAGAAAATATTTGGGTGAGCCAAAAATGACTTTTAAACAATGGTGGTTTGGAGATGGAAAAGATAAACCAACTTGTCTCTGGGGAGACTTTATCCCTCTCATATATTCTGTTGGAAAGAGAACAAAACCATCGACATTTAAGACAAAAAGACAAAATGCAGACAAAAAAGATGCAATAACTCCAGCAGCATTTGCCAAAGCATTTTTTGAGGCAAATCCATAATGACGCATACTAGGGAGGGATGAGATGGATATATTCAACACCAAAAAAATCGGAGACTTGAACAACCGGATAGAGGAGCTGACAGGACAGCTCAAACAGTATCAGACGTTCCTGATAGACGACGTTCTGACTGCGCGCGCCGAGGATGCCAAAACGTACAGAGGCAACGAGTACAGAAATTATACGAATGCCGTCAAAGAAATCTCCAACAAATACAAAGGTAAATCTGACTGGGGAGTATTCCAGACAGGCAACATCATTGACTTGAGAGCCGCCTTCATCATCTCGGAGGGCATAAACATAACCGGCGACAAAGCCGACGCTCAGAACGAGCTTGAATTCGCAGAGGCTTTCCTCCAGTACAACGACCTTGACCGCGAGGTGCCGCAGGAGTTTGCAAAAGAGGCGGAGATAGAGGGTAAGATACTGCTCAAGCTGGCGTGGGAGCCGGTCAAAACCGACGGGAAAGAATCCGGCATGGTATCCGTGAGATTCATCCCCTGGACGGTGAAAAACTATAAGATCGAGGCCGCTGAGGAAGATTATCTCCGGTATGAGAAAGCAACCTGGCGGCCAACCGGCGGCAAAGAGGAAACGCTACTTGCGCCTGAATTCGTGTACAAGAAATTCGGCGGCAGGGTGTATGATCCTAACGATGCACAGCCGAAGATCATGAAATGTCTGACGCAGGTCGAATACCTGGACAAGGCGCTTAGAGACTGGCGTGAGATTAACCGGCTTTTCGCGTCTCCGACTCCGCATATCGAATGCGAGACGGCAGAGCAGGCGGCCAAGATCATGGACGAGATTAAGACTAATCCTAACTTCAAGATCAAGAAATTCCTTGCGCATACGGGTAAATTCTCGTTCGAGGGGCCGGATATTCGCGGTATGACATCGCTTGAGAACGAGATCCTGACGCTTGCCAAAATGATATCCGGCACAACGGGCATTCCCGTCCATTTCCTGGGACTGCCGGACCTGCTGTCAAACCGTGCGGTTGCATCAAATCTCGGACAGCTCATCTTTGGTTCGACGTCAAAAGAGCGGCAGATCTGGCGCGGCGCATACGAGGAGTGTCTGACAAAAGCTATGATTATGTATAACCAGAAAATGCTGGCACAGAAATCCACAAAGCTCGATCCAACGAAATTGACAGTTGACATACCGTTTCCGTCGGAGGAAAGCTGGCTGCATTTTGAAAAAGTCTGGCTGCCGCTGTGGATGGCCGGGAAGATATCCGACGAGTTGGCATTGAGTCAGCTTCCAGGCATTGATCCCAAAGACGAGCTGGACAGGCAGGCCGCCGCAGAGGAAGGCGAATTTAAGAAGGCGATGGCGGAGAACGAGGAGCTGCGGATGAAGCTGGCGGAGATAGAGGCCGGGGAATCTATATGATGCCAATAATTCCTTGTGCTATTCCTCCTTGGGAATATCAATATACAATTGATAACTATAATTGGAGTTATTTTGAGTTATATTATTGGCTGATAAAATTTATTATTGACAAATGTCAGAATTAACAATATTTTAGAAGGAGAGAGAAATGCCGTTCCCAAATGAACACAGCTGCCGCCTGAATCCTCCTGGCAAGTATAAAGAATTCCGGCGGCAGACAAGAAAATCATCTAATGGTAAAACCTATTCTGTGATATTCGGTATCTTCATAAAGGACGGCAAGCGCACATCCGAGGAACAGGCGTACCGGTATCCTAAAGACAAATGGACTGCCGCAGAGGCGAGGGCGCACTGCCGGGAACACAAAGGCCGGTTCGAGGCTGCGCTCCAGGAGATGGGGCTGAAAAACTTCCTGCCGGATCTGGAAGACTGCGGCTGCGGAGGAGACGAGTAATGGCAAAGAAAAAACTTCAAATCATAACCATGCGGGATGCGCCGGTTAAACCGGAAGGCATCCCGGAGATATCGAAACCGATAACGACTCATGATATATTCAATCCCGATGTGGAGTATCCGAAAAATCCACGCGAACCGGCAGGACCGATGATCACAACCGGAAACGTGGAGCAGATCAGGGAGCAGGCTGCAATGCGTGCCAGGATGGAAAAGGCGAGGGCTGCCAGGATGGATAAGATCAAGCGGGAGCTTGAGGTGAAAGCAGAGGCTGAAAAAAAGAAAGAGAAAGCCAAGCCAAAGCCGAAAGCGGTAGAAAAACCGAAAACCGAGACAAAGAAAGTGGCCGAGAGCGAGCCTGAGGCAAAAACTGAGGCTGCATCAATGCCAGAGGATACCAAAAAAGAGGCAAAACCTGATCCGCTGAAAGATGCTGTTGAGACTGAGATCAAAAAGACAAGCGTCAGGAAAAAATATACAACCAAGAAAAAGGAGAGCGAGGACAAGTAATGACGCTCAGACTGAGTTATGATGTAGGCGCAAAGCCTGGGATCCAGAGACACATCCAGGGCTATATTCTCTTAGAGCTCCAGGAGATGGCTGCCTCCGAGATGTTGAAACATATCCCGGCCGAGACGCACGCCAGGATAAAAAAGCAGGATCCAAACCCGGTTTACAGAGCATATGTCGTTGCGCACGAGGGCTTGAGTCATGGTAAGATAGTCGGTGCCGGCGAGATGGTCAAGCGATGGGTTCAATCGGCTATTAGGAAAATATTCGATAAGCTCAAAACCGGACTCAAGCTTTTCCACCAGCACGGAAAGGACAACCGGCACGAAGGACGTACGCCGATCGGTGAGCTTGTCGGGAAGACAACGTCATACATCAAGGATAAACTAACGGCTATTGCCATAGCGTATATCAAGCCGGAATACCGGAGCCTGCCGCTTGACGTTGCGTCAATCGAGGCAGATATTACAATACCGGACGGTGAGAAAATAACGAGCGTGAACGTCGAAAGCGTGACGGGCATTGCGCTCGGAAATTCAAACGTAAACAAGCCTGGGTTTGCCGGTGCTGAACTGATCGGCGAGCTGCAGGCATTTGTTGATAACCAATCTGCAGGAAGGAGATTACAAATGGCAGATGTGGACAAAATCACTATTGACGAGTTGAGAAAACTTGTCAAAGAGGAAAAAATCAAACCTAGT